GGTTTTTCCCTCAAGGTCCTCGTCGCCGTCGCCGTCGCCCCCCAATAGCCCACCACCGCCGCCACCCTCGCCCGGGGTTATGACGGGAGCGTCACCCGTTCCACCACCACCACCACCGCCCAAAGTGAACCCGCCGACTTTACTCGAAAGGCCCGCGAACCCGTCGCCCATCATTGCAAAATAATCAGTTCCCGCGTCGGCGGCGTCGTCTTGTAAAATTATAAGGCTCTCAAAAAATGCCGCCGCGTCGTCCTTTATTCCACCGAAAAAACCGGCGATATCGGAGTCGATACCCATAGCGTTGAGAAGTAAATCCATAATAAACGCCACACTCTCAAACATAAAGAGAAAAGAGTCCACTACAAAGCCCACGATTAAGGTTAACGTGTCAAGTATTCCATAAAGAAAACCCTCCCAGTCGCCCTTAAATAAACTAACAAAAGACCCGAGCAAAGTCCCGACGATTCTAAAAACCCAGCCGAAAGTCTCCATTAAACGGCCGAGGCTAAACTCGGCAACTTTAAGGATATCGTCGCCGAACGTGTCCCATATTGCGATAACTAAATCGACGACCAAAGTAACGAGGCCGACGACAAAGCCGACGAACTGGTTAAAGGCGTCGAGTACGGCGTCTAAAAATGAAGTTCCGGGCCCCTCGGTGAAGTATAAAACTATCGCCTCCCAGTTGGTATATATTAAATATACGGCCGTACCTATTGCGGCGGCGGCCGCTAAAATCGGGAGCGAAATAGCCCCCGCGATTCCAGAAATTACGCCCATTAAAGAGGACAGTTTACCGAGTACGAAAAGGACGGGCCCGATAGCGCTCGCGATTCCCGCGATTTGTAAAACTGTTTGTTTTTGCTCAGTAGATAAAGCCGTAAACTTTGCCGCGAGGCCGCTCACGAGGTCGGCCATTTGTTGAATTTTCGGGAGTAGTAACTCACCGAACGCAATAGCGAGCCCCTCGAGCGCGCTTTTCATTTCTAAGAGAGCCCCCTGAGTTGTGTTTTTAAGGACGTCGGCGGCCTTTTGGCCCGCGCCGCCTGAGTTTATTAACTGGTCGTAAAATTCGCCCGTAGCGTCGCCCGCGTTCCCTAAAATTGGGGCGATAATTTGAGCCCTTTTACCGAGTAACCCGAGAGAGCCCTCGAAGTCGTAAGCCCCTTGAGAGATTTGTTTTAACGTTTCTTTAACTGGTAAACCCGCGACTCGAATTTCCGTTAAAGCAATTTTTAATTTTGTCCCGGCGTCGGCCCCACTTATTCCATTATTGGCCATTATACCGAGAAGGCTCGTCGTTTCCTCGAGACTGAGGCCCGCGTCGTTGGCTATTGGTCCGACCTTTTCCATTGAGGCGGTAAACCTCTCGAGGTCGAGCGCCGTATTACCGAAGGCGACGGCCATAACGTCGGTGACTCTGGTCGCTTGGCTCGAGTCAAGTTGAAACTGCGAGAGGGTTCTACCGACCGACTCAGCCGACTCGCTGAGGTCGTTGTCGAAGGCTTGCGAGAGGTTTAAAATTGCGCCCTCCATTGCGACGATGTCGTCAGGTTTCACCCCTAACTTGCTCAGTTCAAGTTGTAGACCGGCCACCTCGGACGCTGAAAACGCCGTCGTCGCGCCGAGTCTTTTCGCCTCCGCCTCAAGTTTTGCGAGGGCCTCGGGTCCAGCCGAACCCGCCACCGCCGCGACCTTTGCCATAGCAAATTCAAAATCTACGGCCGTTTTTCCCGCGATGCCCGCCAAGGCCCCGAGGGGCGCCGTGAGGCCCATAGTAAGACCACGCCCAGCCGAGGACATAGACGAACCGAATTTTTTAAATTTTTTCGAGGCTCTCGCAAGGCCCCGGGTGAACGCCTTACTGTTAAGGCCGAGAATTATCGCGAGTTTTGAACTACGAGCCATTTTTTTTGTTTAGTGTTTTAAGTAATTCGGACCTCATAGTCTCGACGTCGTCAGACGTTAAGACTTCGCTCTCGCGTTCTGGGATATCGTAAGGGTAAAAGTCGGCCGTTTTCGCCGGCGTTTTCCCTTTGCCTTTATTGATATTTACCAAAAGAGCGCACACCGTCGCGGTGTGTTGCCACGCCATACGCTCACGAGTTTCGTGTCGGTATGTATAGGCCGCCAGTTCGGCAAATGTCAACTCCCAAAAGTCGCGCGGAAGTATGCCCATTTTTAAAGCACTAAAATAAAAATCTCGCCAAGTGGTCGGGACGGTTGAAGGCCCCGGGGTTAGTTTCCCGGGGCGTCCTCGTCTTTTTTGTCGCTCGGTGGCGCCATTGATTCGACAACTTTCTCAGCATAGCCAGCGAGTAAACTCTCATTTTCACAAGTGAACGCGGCCCACGTATTAAACGACGGTAAAAGTTTCGAGGTTTTCCCCGACCTTTCCAAATGGTTAACGGCGCCCCAGTATAAAATACGAGGTATAAACCCGAGGGGGTTGTTTTGCATTTGTTTTTCAAACTCGTTAAGTTTGATTCCTTCGTTTTCCGTAAGTAGGCGGAAAGCGTTCATATTAATAAGACAAGGGAAAGACTTTTCCCCGACTTTAACGTCGAACGCGCCGCGTAAACTGTTCAAGTGCATAGCTTTTTTTTTAGATTAACAACTCCAAAAATACGCCTAACCGTTTAGAACGATGAGAGCGCGCCGTCGCCTTTTAAAGTAACCGAGTAAGTGGCGAAGTCGTCGACTCCGGCGCTTGCCTCGATTGATTCAATGAACGCCGTCCCTTTGTAACCTTTGCCAGCTACGCCCGCCGCGCTTGTCGCGTCTTGGAAATATACGCCGACTTTTGTCCCAGCGATTGCGAGGTCCATAAGGTTGGTAAAACCGTGTTCAGTTGTCGCGGTTGTGCTATCTTCGTCGTCAGCCGTTGCGAGGTCGATAAGTCCGTCAGCCGAGAGGCTAAAAGATGAAGTTCCCGCGAACGAGTTAATAGTCCCGCCGTTTGTTGTGAGGGTCCCGCCCGCGTTTACGGACTTGGTCGCCGTCTCGACGGTTGCGTTATTGTAAGAGAGCGAGCAAGACGTCGCAAGGCCTACGAGACGCGCGCCAGTTGTTCCGGGGTCGAGGTTGTCCCAGTCAAGATATATGCCGACTTTGTTCCCGCTTGTTGGTATTAATGCCATTTTAAAAAGTGTTAAATTAAACGTTTATTTAACTGCAAAAATCGAGTAAATTTTCCCCTTTTGTCTTGTCGGCGTGAAAGGTAAGCACGAAAAAAAGAGGCTCGCAATAGCGCGGCCCCGTTGGTTTTTCTACTTTCTCGAAATTTTGGTGTACATATACCCGCGAAAGGTCAAAGTTCTTTAAACGCGCTTAAAATGCGTTTTATGGGTTTTCTTAAAGTTGGCCGTATTTGTTCGAAGTGAACCCCGCGCAACCGCTTTTTGGGTGTCTCATTTCCATAAAATCGCCGCAACTTTTACAAATTACGTCGGCCCGAATTTGACCTTTTACAAGTTTAATTGTCACGCTTTTATGGTCGACGTTTTCGTCGTTACAAGTGCAAAAATATAAAGCCATTTTTTTTAAATTGCTGCTTGCGAAATATGTTTTATCAAGATATTAAAACCCGCCTCGGTAACGAAAATTTTTCCGTCCTCTAAAATGTCGGTTCTTAATTCATTAATCGCGCAACGGTGGACGAGGTAAGTATTTGAGCCAACTGTAAAAGAACCGTTCAACCCGTCGAGGTTTTCACGAACTAACCGGCCGAGGTTTATCGAACCGCTCAAAGATTCGGACAGACAAAAAACGGCGAAAACAAAGTCGTCACCGTGCGAAGTTTTTCCGAGGGTTTCGGAAAAATTAGCGCTCGACTGTTCTATAAAAATTGCGGGCAAGTCTTGGCCTTGCTCTCGGATATAGGGGTAAACTTCGGCGCCGACTTCGGTCGTAATTTTTACCTCGTTTTGTAGTCTGTTATAGATTAGGTCTAACATTATCGGGGGGCGTTTCGGTTCCAGTATTGAGCGACAAATTTATTGCTCTTTTCTATAATTCTATTTTGCATTTTTAGGCCGTAATCTTCGAGGGTTCTTTTTACGAAAAATTTCCCTTTCGTTCCTCCGTGCGATATATTCGAAGTTCGCACAATTCCAGAGCCAGAAGGAAAAGTAAATTTCCCCTTTGTAGTTCGTCCGCCGCCCCGGGTTCCAAGTTCGGCAAAGTGAGCGTGAGGCGCTCGTTTCGCCCCTTTGTATTTAGGGCCTAACCGAGCCACCCAGTCGCCGCGCCTTTTCCATACGAGGGTAACGATTGACTTTTTTAAACGTCCCGTTCTATTCGGCGCGCGGTTTCTCATAGCTTGCCACGCGGGGCGCATAGCTTGGCGCATAATTTTTGAAATTGCTTTTTTTTGCGGGAGGTGTTTCATTCCTAAAAACAACTTTCTCAATTTTTTAGAACCGAGGGGGTCGAGTTTTACGTGAACGGCGGGGCCTTTTCCTTTCATTATGTTCGGCGCTCGGTGGTGAGTTTTAAACCTACGCGGCGCCCTATTTCTTGCGTTCCAGTAATATAAAAATATTCTGGCGAGTGTCCCGTCGAAGAATAGGCGAGGCGGTGCCGTGTGTTTACGTCGGCGCGGTGTCTTATAGTCCAGACAGTACGCAAGACCTCGACCACTTGGCCGGCGCTTGTAACCTCTGAGGCGACTCGGTCCGACTTTCCAGCCCATACCGTCGCGAGAGTGGCCCACGTTTCCACGGGTTGCCCGTAGGAGTCTTGGGCGGTCGTCTGGGTCTGTATCTGGACGCTCCGGTCTAATTGGCCGACGTTCACGGGTAACGCTTTAAAGTTTTGACAAAACTCTCGAAGGCGAGAGGCATAACGTAAGGACGAAACCCGCCACTCGTAACCGCCTGACGGTTTTCGTAAAGGTGTGATAAATATATTAACGCGCAAGTCTGAAAAATTGCCGACGGTTGAACCGCCGCGCGGTCCGACTCGGCTCCCGTTGTAAAGACAAAACGAAAAGGGAAAGGGTCAACGTCTGAGACGTCACTCGGCGCCGTAAAGTCGTCGTTTATTGAAACGATTCCCGGGGCGGTTTTTTCGTAAAGGTTAAAATGATTAACATTTAAAGCCGTATAAGTGCCCCCGTTGTCGGTTGCTAAATACGAAACCGAAGTTAATGTATAAGGCTTAAATGGGACCTCAAAAAAAGGCGGTAAGGTTTCGAGGTCGACGGTTGCCGTTGAACTGACAAAGTCGCGCCCCGTAATTTCTTGAATATATCTAATTGAGGCCTCCGCCAAAAGTTCGACGTGAGCGCGGTCCGTTCCGGCGGCGCTTATGTCAATCCTTAAATGTTGTTCGACTACCGTTTCGCCCCCTAAAAGGGTGAGCGCGTCGATAGTAAATTTTTTCGAAATTCTCATATAGATAAAAAAAAATGAAAACAACCCCGGCCAAATTGCCGGGGCGTTTTCGAATTATATTAAAACCGGGTTAAACCGGGTCAGAAACGAAGTACCCAGCACTTGCCGCGTGTCCCGTTTTCGCGTTAGCGTATACGTTCATAATTAGGCGGGTAATGCCTAAGTGTGCGCTCGTGTACTCGTCGACAACTAAGTCAGCCCCGCCCCAATAACAGACGTAAGTGTCCGCCATATTAGCAAGAAAAACCGGCTCGAGTGTTGCCTCGTTTGTTATTGCCGTCGTCGCCGCCGTGTTATAAACTTCGTTATACGTGTTGTAGGACGTATCGGTTAAAAGTCCAGCGTTACAAAGTGACGACGCCAGAGCCTCGTAACCCGCGATTCTATCGCCTTGTAAAATACCGACTCCCGAGTTCGCCACGGCCTCAGTAACGCGGGCCTCAGCGAGTGACGCGTGAGAGCCGAAAAATTTCGCGTCTGGGCTCAACCCGTTCGCGTCACCTATTGCAGCGATTAAACCGTTAATGTTTTGAAAACCTAAACCCGCAACGATAGCCGCCGCCGTTTCTTTTCTTTTCATATACGTCCCCGTTGCGATAACGTTCTTA